TTACGTATTGTTCGTGCCTTCCTTATTTTTACTGTGGGACATATTTGGGACAGAAGTACCAAAAATCGAGTCAATTTGTCGAGCATGTTCAGTCAGGTGATTTGGTGCCAGATGAGCATATCTGCGAACCATTTCGATAGACTCCCAGCCACCCATTTCCTGCAATACCGAAATCGGAACGCCAGCCTGAACTAACCAGCTTGCCCACGTGTGCCTCAGGTCATGAAAACGGAAGTCTTCAATGCCTGCTCGTTTTAATGCTGACCTCCATGCAGTATTAGCGTCATAGCGCATCTTCCTCACTACAGGTGATTTAGTTCCGTCTGGCTTGGTGCTGCTTTCCTTGTAGACGAACACCCATTTGTGATGATTGCCTATTTGCTTTTTCAGCACCCGGCAAGCAGTATCATTCAGCGCCACGCCAATGGCCTGATTGGACTTACTTTGTTCCGGGTGTATCCATGCCACCTTTCGCTGCATGTCTATCTGCTGCCACTCCAGATTGATAATGTTAGACCGCCTTAAGCCAGTAGAAAGCGCAAACTCTACGACTGACTTTAGCGGTTCCGGGCATTCATCAATCAACCTTTTTGCCTCGTGAGGCTCAAGCCAGCGGATACGCTTATTTTTCGGCTGAGGAACTTTGATGATCGGAGCCTTATCCAGCATCTTCCATTCGCGTTCAGCAGCCCGGAGGAGTGCCTTAATGAATGAAAGGTGAGTTGCTTTTGTGGCTAATGCTGCCGGCTTAGGCTTGAATACCGGAGGTTGCTTCCCATTCTTCCTGCAAGCTTCATCCATTAACTTCCAGTTTTCCTCATGCCGCCGATTAGTCATCTTCTGGATGGCGGAGTAAATCTTCGTCTCGGTAATATCCTTCAACTGCATCCCTGCAAAATGCTGGAGCCAGAATCCTATCCGACTCTTGTCATCATCCAGCGACTTCTTATGCGCCTTCTCCTCTAACCACCTGACACAGGCCTCCTCAAAAGTCATGTCAGGCGTCTCTCCTAATTTACTTACCCTCCATGCTTCTGCCTTCAGCTTGTCATGAAGCTCTGTGGCCTGCCTTTTGTCCTTTGTCCCAAGAGACTGCTTAAATCTTTTGCCGTTCGGCAATGTGAAACTGGCGTACCAGGTTTCACCTCTGCGGAATAGTGACATTTCAGTTCCTCTGTTATGTCATCACCCGCGCTCACCTGGACAGTATGCAGCGGAGACTGAAGTGCCGCAATGCAGGCTTGTCGTGTGGTGAGGTAAGGGGATTTCGGTTTGGTGGGGTCTTTACGTGTTGCCTGTAGTCGGCCTGTGCGAATCCAGTTGGTGGCGGTAGGTCTGGATATCTTGAGAAATGAACAGGCCTCATCGAGTGTGAGGCTGTGTGATTCCATGGTTACTCCTGGTCAGAAAGAAGCTCTTTTATCCATTTATATGTTTTTGGTGCTCGCTTATCTGGCCTCTTAAGCTCAAGCTTAAGCAGAGCAATAAGTGAATCCCACTCACGTAAAATCGGAGAAAACCGCTTTACCTTTTTCGCTATGAGCGGAAAGCTATCTTTAATTTCAGGTATTTCATCTACGAGCATCATGCATCTTCGCAAATCGGCAGGATCGCTTGGTGCGTCAAACCGTCCGTGGTAGAAGCTCTTTTCCAGCCCAAGAGCAATAGATGCCATAGTTGCGCTACTTATGCCAACATGGCCTTTCGTTTGCCACTTCAATACCTTCATTGCTAAATCAGACATCATTCACTCCATAAAACAAAACCCGCCGCAGCGAGTTCATATAAAAGAAATCCCCGCGAGTGCGAGGATTGTTATTTTTGCGGTGCTGAGAGCCGAGCTGCTGCGCTTCAGCATCTGTGGACTCTCCCCATAAGCAAACAAGCACCCCGAAGAGCGCTTGTTTTATCTTTCAGCATAAGATAGCTACGTGCTGAATGACATACGAACGTATAATCTTCACATGAGGTATGTTAAAAGCTATCGCATCATTGGAGCTTGAAGTTGTCGATATCATCTACAAATTCCAGATACCCATCTTCAACGCTTTTTAAAACAAGTAAATGCTTAATTCCCTCACTTAATGAGGTTGGCCTTTCAAGTACAAACTCGAACCCATCCTCGTAAATTTTTCCTAACCAATAACCACCGCCATATTCTTTAAGCCTTTGAAAGAAAACATACCCCCCAGGCTTGAAATAATTGAGTGTCTCGTCTCTATAAACGATTTGGTAGTTAGGTACTTTGCCACCCATTTTAGCCACCATAAATACTGTGTTTTTATACAGTATAAATTAAAGCAAATGTTGGTCAATTTTGAAGGGTTAGATAATAACTTAACTCTGAAAACAAATTGTTTACAGCTTCTGCTATAGTTCAGTTTGATCAATAATCGCGAATGCTTTCGAACTGTCTTAACTCCTTATCAATCAGTCGCTTACTCTGCTGGCGAGCTCGATGTTTACAGGTTCTCAATTCAGCATCATATCCGTTTCCTTTTCTGTAGCCTCGTGAGCGACACAACGAACAGGTACAACCATCAACCGAATAGAATTTCCCAAATGGTTGCATTACTTTTCCTCCTGCGGCGGCTCTGGTAGCGGCATCCAGTGTGATGGTTTCCACGACGCCCCAGGAATTAGCCACCCATCATTAGTGTCAGGATGCCACGGGATGTAAGTCGCCCATTTCATTCGCCAGTCACCTTTCCTGCCAAACTCTCTGGCAACAAGAACGCCAGTTTTGCTATCCGGCATTCGCTCACTACAGCTTATCCAACCATCCGGAGTTACCGGAGAGTTGCCAGCAGTCTTGAAATTCGGCTTTGCGTCCTGAACCAAGAGGATGTAACCATTCTTGGCAGTATCAAGTTCTAACACCTCGGTGACGGTGCCGAAATAGCGATTACCTAAATCCGCATCACAAGTGCTTACATCAATGGAAACCTCCATGCCTTCAATTAATTCTGGCAAGTTGTAAGTTTGGCTTACAGGTTCGGCACCATGAAGCATGGCGTCGCTCCGCTCTATGCCATCCAGCGCGATTCGCAGTGCCTGAATTGTGGTAGAGCTATCGTTTGGGGCTAATCCATATCGCTCGAATACAGCTAAATGGTTGCGCATAATCTCAGGCGTAAGCTCTTTGTAAGCATAAGCAAGAGGCTCTGATGCATTATCCGGCACAACCGACGCAGGCGCGGCAGCATAAACAGGAATAACGTCCGCTTGATCTTTATTGCTTTCATCCGTTAAAGCCCAGAATAATTTCCCGGCCGGATGTTTGAAAATATAAGCAACTGGTTCTGCTTCCAGCGATGCCAGCGCCAACTTGAACGCCTGAAGCTCAATGGCACTGTTGGTATCCAGTCCAAACGGTAATTCATCACGATTGGCTTCGTATTCAGCGATAGTTTGCTTCAGCCATTCTTTGGTTAGTTCAGCCATATCCCTAATTCCCCTTGATGCTGACTTTGACGCCAACCTTGCGAATCTCATCGGCGCATCTGTTCACGATACTCCGGTGAAACTCACAAAAAATTTTCGCCGACTGCGGCCCTAATGGGTGAACATCGTGCGCACGCGGCAGTACAACCTCCCGCGCCTCCATGTCAGCAATCCGCTTGTCTTTGGCTTCCAGCTCATCCAGCAGCGCCAAGACGGTAGCCGGATTGGCTGCGGCGATGAATTCAGCATTGGCCTGCTGTTCCATTTGGAAATCTTCATCGAAACCACTTTCAGGATGCGCTCCTTCAATTCTGCAAATAGGAATATATCCAGCAACTTCACGATGAATTAGTGCATCATCACCATCAAATCGGCTCTCTCCATATTCGAGCGACCACACACCACACGTTGCTTTCTCTGCCTTTTCACGCAGTGCCTGATAGTCAATTTTCATTCTCGCCATCCCTCACAGTTGTAATCACAACAGCCTTCAAAATCATATGGGTTATACTGCCAGGTGATTTTTCCGCAATGCGGACAATTCCAGCGCACCTTCCCGCTTCGTGACTTCTTTCTTCTGTTTTGCTTTTTCAACCAGTCAGGCATGACTAAACCTGCGCTCTGAACCATTGTTCTGCGGTTGAAATTATTGATATTGAATGTCCGCCGCTTTGCTGCATCAGCAATGGAAAATGGCAACCAAACTATTCCTGGTTCGTTTTTGTTGGCGACGCTAAAGATGGTTGCTTTACTGAAGTCATCTGTTGGCAATCCACCGTGTTGAAGCCAGTAAACATCGTTGCCGTTCCAGCTACCTTTTTTGTAGGCCACATACGCAGTGCAATCTGACTCAATCAGGCTTTCTGTAGGGATGTACTGGCAATCAACGTGCCACACAGCCATTGCATCCACGCTATCAGCGCAAACAGGCTGATCGATATCTCGACCACAATTCCAGGCTTTTTGGGCTTCTTCCAGCGTGTAAACATGAGCGCGATCGATATCAGAACTGTAACCATTGCCGTTATGGCAATGGAATGAAGCGTTATTACCCACAGTTTCACGCAAGCACATCATGTAAAAGCGGTTATTCACTGGCTGCCTCCTTTGCGCAACATCGCATTCAGATATTTGTTTTCATTCACTGATGGAAAACTTTTTCTCGCCAGCATTTCTTCGCGTGGAATATCGTTGATGGGCTTGAAGCGGTGTCGAATAATCATTTCCGATGGAAGGATGCCGGGGGCGTAGGACAAACCTCTCATGATGAATTCCTCTTTGTTAATTTATTCGTATTCCAGATCTTTCTTCGTTGAGTTTTTTTATCTTGTATCGCATAGCTCTTACTGAATAAATTGAGCGGCAGGTTGCAATTGCTATTTCTTCTGCGGAGAACTTACCGAAAAGTGATACTTCTGCTCTTGTCCATCGTCTTCCACGAAGTCGGCTAACAATGTCAGCGCCAATCCTTGTTGCTTTCGACATTACTGCTTTTTCAGTCCTTTCCAGTTTTTCAGCGATAACTTCAACTGGCATTGTCGCCGCCACTTCGCGCAAGAAATCGACTTCCCATTTCTCCCATGGAGTCTTTTTCATAGTCGATACCGTTATTTGATAAGAAGTGAAGGTTTCCCAACTTTGAGTTGAGCGCCTGGGATATTTATTCCTGCTTTTAGTTGGTGTTTGATTGCCAGTTTGTCGGCTTTAATTGTCGTTTCAAACTCAACGTATTCAGGAGGAAGGGCGCTTGAGTCGATGATTTCTACAGTTTCTGACGGTTTGCGGATTGTTACCTGGTGAATACCTGCTCGAATCTTTTTCTTGCCAACCATTTCAAGCGATGACGCTATATACGCCATAATGCTGTCAATCTTATTTTGAATTACTGCGGCTCGCTCATTTAGTGACTTTGCCTCTTCCTTGAGGCGTTCAGCATAACCAGATTCATTTTTAATGACGGAAAGAAGTTGCTCTATTTTATCGGTAAATTCTCCTTCCATGCCTTCTATTGTGTCAGCAATCATCTCTGGTTCTAAATCTGAATCCATCAATTTTGCGTATTCATTGGCAATTTCATACAGTTTGCTCACTGGCAACCTCCAGTTTCGCTTTGCATTCTATGTAAATGGCTTGTATGTTCTGCTGCAATTTCATTCCAGATGTCAGGCGATATGCTTCTGCAAAATATCTCTTCAAATCATCCATGTTTTCAGCCTGAGCCATTTCATCACAAAGAAGTTGTGCTTTTTCCATTATTTCCTGCTGGCGTTTCCGTTCATCTTCGCGGATATCTTCCTCTGATTTGTGCGGCATAACTGGTTCCTGATGCATACCTTCATCTTCGTTAAGAAGATGAATGGCATTATCCAGTCGCTGGGCTTTAGGCCAGTATTTGCTGGCGCGTTTAACTATGGTTTTGCGCGACATCTCTTCCCAGAATGTCTTCCACGGTCCATTCTTTGCCTTGCTCGTTGCTTCCACAGCTTTAATTTCTGCCAGACTCATTTCTTCAGTGAGGTAGTCACCATCTGCTGTTTTAACTGTGCAATAACCACCAACAATAGAGCCTCGCTCACCAAATGCGTTGTATTTGTGGGTTGGTGCAGAATCAAGCCCGTTTGATTCATAGGTGTCGTTTGAGTACACCAGTTTGCATTGCCCCCACTTAATTGATCCTGTCGATTGCGCAAGATGAAGTAATCCCATGTAACTGATATCAAGGCACACCATGCCGTCGCGAGGAACCAGATAAGCCAGTTTGCTGGCCGGGTTTAAGGTGATGCCGATCGCCGCAACATTGATGATGGCGTTCTGTGCGCTGGTTGGATTTGCCAGTGCCGTTTTAGCCAGGTAATCGTTTTTCTGGAAATACTGAATTGCAAACTGGCTTTCCTTAGCCCATGTCACCGTCTGTTCAGTCAATGCTCCGCAGAATAACTGCTCTTGCTGTTTAACGAATTCAACGATATTGCTCATGCAGCTTCTCCATAAATATGTCTGCGTTTGAATATTGCGAAGGCATATTCAGCCTTAACTCTTTCGGTTATTGCATCCCAGAACCATTCAGCGGCTTTTTCCTGATAGTTACAGTCATCATCTTCCAGCCAGTCGATAGCATCCTTAGTGTGTTCATCTGGTTTATATGAGCGAAGCATTTCACTTATTGGGTCGCAACGTTTACAGAGGCGATCAACTTCACTGTTAATTCGTTCATAATCATCATCGGTAAAACTTGCGATGATTTGCGATATTTCACGCTTATCATTCAGAGTCAGAATCATCATCGTTCTCCTGTTCTTGCTGCTGATTGAGCATGTCCTGCATTAATCGGATAAAAGCATCATCTGTCCATGTGTCAGCGATACTCATTTCTTGCGGTACCATGGAAGGTTTATTGCTGATTTCATTTCCTCGGTAGCTTGTTTCCACATGTGTCCGTCACCAAGAAAACGAGCGATAACAGCCTTGCTTTGTGCTGCAATTAACTTTTGGTGATTGATGGTTATTTGGCTTTGCATAACGCCTCCAGTTGCTTACGGACAGAGCGAATAAGACGGCGAACACGTTTTGATAATTCGGATTCAGCGGGATAAAAAGCGGACATGACGCCGCTTCCCGCAAAGCTGAGTTGCATCATGGGAAGTTCCTTATGTTTATTTATTGGCATAGCGAAAACGCCTCGATATGAAGCGCTATTGATATACTGGTAAAAAAAGCCGCCCTGACTGCGAGCGGCAAATAACATCAAGGGATGATTTTTCGATTAACCAGAACGAGTCGTCGTCCTCGTTTGGTTACGAGCGATATTGCTCACATAGCAGACTCGTAAATCTGCTATAGGTGCATCACTCACACTCTACAAACTCACCATCTTCATTCAGTTGATACCATGTATTCGGCATAATACCGTTCTCGCCAACTTTGCTTGCGCGGATGTGAATCAGTTCGCCATCTTCATCGCGATAACAGAGGACGATTGCACCACCTTCTGATGCGCGAGCTTTTCCTTCAATGCCGAACGCCGCTGCTACGGATTGTGATCCAGAAACTTCTGCCGCTGACCGGTCGCCAGT